TCGCTGCTTCTATCAGGGTGCGGCTATCAAGGATGGGTGAGATATGAGTGCCAAGAGTACGAAAACTGGGCAAACGCTGAGTGCCAGCCGCCTGCCTGTGAAGTGGTGGGTACATGCACCCGGGATTTACTCCCAAAAGAAGTATATGAAGCGCCTAACACCTGAGCAGTTACATGCCAGGCTAATTGTGTTTATTGGTTGTACCCTTGCATTGGTATTTGCTTTTAGCGTATTAGGCATGCTTTATGCCCTTATCTTTGTAACTCAGCCTATCGGCAATCAAGCGCCCAACGATCGAGCGTTTATCGATTTACTTACCACGCTAACCATATTTTTAACAGGTAGTTTAGGTGGCGTACTGGCTGGTAACGGCCTTAAATCTAAGCCTAAACAACAGGATGAGGAAATAAAACCTTAGACTTTGGCGTGTCTAACCTTGCTTTATGTCGGTGCTGCGCTTTACCCTTTTAGTAATGGTTGGAAGGCCAGGATAAAACTAAACTAAGGGGCTAAAATGGATATGGAAATGTTGTTTGCGTGGGCTATGTTGTACACGCTAGGTGTGGCAGTTGTGTTTTACTCAATGGGAGTAACGGCAGGCCGTAAGGATGGATACTTACGTGGCCGCGCTGCAGGCATGCGCATTGGTGCAGATCGCCGGGTGTCTCAATGATTAACTTTGATGAATATGAGGATGTAAACGCTCGCATTAAGCGGTTCAGGGCAGCACATCAAGTTGGCCGCATTGAAACCGACATTGTGGAGTGTGATCTAGTCAAGGGTTACATCCTGGTACGCGCTCGCGTTTATCGGGAACATGAGGATTTAGTGCCAGCGGCCGTTGATTACGCTTTTGGCCGTCAAGACTTTTACCGCGAAAACATGAAACGCTGGATGGTCGAGGATACTGTTACATCTGCAATAGGCCGCGCAATATCGCTGCTTATGCCAGTTGAGGCTAGGGCAACTAAGCAAAACATGGATCAGGTAGAAAATGCGCCTATAGTCGATGTATGGGCAACCGTGCCTGCTAGCGAAGGCAGCGCCATATCGATTGGTTCAGCCGTTGAGGTGCTTAAATCGCAATTAGGTGGGGAAATCACCGAAACCGTGCCTACATGCTTACATGGTAGGCGCATCTGGAAGGAAGGCGTAAGCACAAAAACTGGCAACGCCTACAAAGGATGGGTTTGTGCTTCTCCTACAAAGCCACAATGCCCTGCAGAGTGGGTGAAATGATGAGCGATCAAGCATTTATGAACAGCATAAGGCAGTTGGAGTTTGCTGTATCGATGATTGAAATGGTTTTAAAGCAGGCGCATGATGATGATAAAACATCGTTGGAATTTAGCGCCATCCGCATGAGTACAAATGCCATTTTGAAGCAATCACAGGATAAGGATAAATGCCTGTTGCGTATACATCAACGCTTGAACAAAATCATTAGCGAGGTGAAGCCAAATGGGTGAATTTGAGATAATTAACCTAAATACAGGCAAACGCCTACGCGTTGAAAAAGACGGTACAGAGTTACGCGATGAAGTCGTGCCGCCTGCGATCGAGTGGTGCGACAAAGGCCAGCATTTTGCACCCAAACTACATGGCCAGGATGTGTACGACACCTTATGGATTTGCTTGGCCTGCCAACAATGAACCGCGTGGTGCTTGATTACGCGCAAGAGATTGAGGCACATCAAGTGGGGTTTGCCCGGGTTTACGCCCTTAAAGGCCGCCCCGATCATCCAGGCAGGTTTAACAAAGGCATTAGCCTGCATGAATTCATAGGTGAAAACGCTGAGGCTGTAGGTGCTGAGATGGCTGTGGCTCAATTCTTTGGGCTACGCAACTTTAAACCTACGCTCAACACATTTAAAAACGAAGCAGATGTAGGTAGCAGGCTTGAAGTCAAATGGACTAAGTACGACAACGGCAGCCTGATAATTAATAAGACCGATAGGCAGCAAGATGTGGCCGTGTTGGTAACTGGTCGCAGCCCGGCGTATTACATAGCAGGTTGGATACCTGTAAGCATGGCTAGGCAGGCCTGTTTTCATCATAAAGGCCAGGATAATTACTGGGTTACTCAGCGCGACCTATTCCCTATTAGCGATCTAAGGAGTAGCACACATGGCAACAGCATCGACTAATTGCCGAATATGCAAGAAAATACAAAGCCACAAAATAGTAACCGTTACCGATAACCTGCCGCCCGATGTACACGTGTTGGAGTGCATGGGATGTGGGGTCTTAGGTGTTATGCGCATTGATGTAGAACCTGAGCCAGAGCCTGACCCTAATCAACTCATGGATTGGATGCACACTTGCCCTTGCGGCTATTCGCTAAAATCGGCTTATGGCTTCTTGGATGGCCAAAAAGAAGTTAGCAGGATGCTCGCATCACACATTAGGGCTATGCACATGCCTGTGGATAAAGATGTGTGAACAACCTATGAAACGATATTTGACTAGGGTGCTACGCTATGGTCGCGCTCGCGAGCCGCAACTGCGGATGGCTCGCCTGCGACTTACTACGCTATTGGGGGCGCTTACTGTTTTCACAGCGGCTACCCAATTACCTGCATATTCAAGCGATACTGAGTTATATAAGTTATATGCACACATGAAAGTACTAGATGATAAGCAGTACAGATGCTTGGTTATATTGTGGCGTATGGAAAGCAACTGGCGGCCAACAGCCCGGAATAACAAAAGTACTGCATTTGGTATACCTCAACTGTTAAAGATGAAAGAGACTAATCCATTTAAGCAGATAGATTTAGGCCTTAAATATATAAGTCATAGGTATTCTGGTGATACATGTAAAGCATTGGCTCATCATAAAAAGCGAGGTCATTACTAATGAGTACCAAAGCAGGCAACCATCGAGGCAAAACAGCCTACAAAAAGGCTAGGTTGATGGTGTTAAGGCGAGATAACTACACATGCTTCTACTGCCAGGGTGAGGCTAACCAGGTGGATCATGTTGTGCCTTTGGCAATCGATGACTCATTACACAACGCTATTAATATGGACAACTTAGTAGCCTGTTGTGGTGATTGTAATAGGCGTAAAGCAGCCAAGCCTATGCGTGTTTTTTTAGCCACTGCGCCTACCCCCCCTGATTGTGCAGAACGTATCTCCCTGCAGGGAACGGTAACAATCACCCACGAAAGCCCAATGACTCGCGGTATTGGTAGCCAATGAGTACGGCTGAGGCAGAAACTAAACCGCCGCTGATGGGGGCTTTGTACCCACGCCTTCACACACCCTGGTTAAACACCAAAACCCGGGGCGGTGAAATTGCTGAGTTGGCCGAGCGTATTGGGCAACCCCTACTACCCTGGCAAAAACTAATTCTTGATGATATGTGTGCCATCGATGATGAAGGCAAGTTTATTAAGAAGTCGAGTTTGTTCATCTGCGCCCGGCAATCAGGCAAAAGCCACATGCTGCGCATGCGTGTGCTAGCAGGCCTGTTTTGCTTTGATGAGCGCAACATATTGATAATGTCGAGCCAGCGGCGCATGGCCGAGAAGTCGCTAGAAATTATTGCCGATATTGTGGCACGCAACGATTTCTTACTAGCGCAGGTTAAGGATGGCAAGATTGAGTCGGCCTACCGTAAGAGCAACGGCAAAGAGCGCCTGATCCTAGAAAACGGCGCTGTACTTGAAGTGGTTGCGGCAAATTCTGACTCCAGCCGGGGTTTAACTGCGGATGTGCTTTGGATCGATGAGTTGCGCGAGGTAAACGAAGCGGCGATGGATGCTAGTAAGTCCACAACGCTAACGCGGCCTAATAGCCAACGCTTTTATACATCGAACGCCGGGGCAGCCGATAGCGATGTGCTGTTACACATGCGCGAAAGGTCTATGGCCAAACCACCTAAATCACTAGGCTTTTACGAATACAGTGCTAGTGAAAATTGTGATATTTGGGATAGGAGCGCATGGGCGCAGGCCAATCCATCGTTAGGGCTGTTGATTAGCGAGGAAGCCATTGAGGAAACGATTGCCACCAGCACAATCATGGCAGCGCGTACTGAGACTTTGTGCCAGTTTGTAAACACTGGCATGACTAGCCCCTGGACTCCTGGCAGTTGGGAAGATTTGGCCGATGCTGAAATGGTTATGACCCCGGGCATGCAGATGATGTTTGCCTATGACGTAGACCCACACACGCGCAGATCGGCCAGCCTAGTTGCAGGTGCTTTGCTACCCGATGGCCGTATTGGCTTGGCTTTGGTCAAAACATGGGAAAGCGAGATAGCCGTAAACGAGTTGCAGATAGCGGTAGACATAAAAGCCGAGGCAGATAAATGGCAGCCAAGATTAATTTTGCATGACTCCTATACCACTGCCGCTATTGCCGAACGGTTAAAGAATTCCGGGCTTATGGTCGAGGCCTGCGTAGGGGCGCAGTTTTATACCGCATGCAGCACTTTTAAAGATGCGATTGATAACAAGCGCGTGGTGCATGGTGTGCAACCTGAGTTGGATCAACAAATGCTTAATGTGGCTAGCAGCAGTAAAGACTCAGGCTGGCGTATTGTGCGCAAAAAATCACAGGGGAGCGTGGCCGCCCCTATTGGTATGGCGATGGTTGTATTGCACCTTTCAAAGCCAATTAGTGAGGCCAAAATCTACATTTAGACACGCCGCAGGCATCCCTGTTTGGTGCTTTACAAACTGAGAAAATTGTGGCATGGGATTACTAGAAACCTTTGGCATCCGTAGTAAAGACAAAGTGCAGATCGATGCACAACTAGCCCCTGCCATTATGTCGGATCGTTTTGGCGCAGGCCAATACAGTTACGGCGGCATGTATAACAATGGTTATGGCGCAGGTTTTATGGATCGCGCTACTGCACTGCAGGTCAGTACCGTATCAAGATGCAGAAACCTTATCTGTGGAGTTATCTCCTATTTGCCTTTGGAGTTGTACAAAAAATCTACAGGCCAGCAATTACAAAGCCCACTATGGCTAGAACAGCCTGATATTAGACAACCGCGTGCAGTAACTCTTGCTTACACAGTTGATAGTTTAATTTTCTATGGTGTTGCATATTGGCGCGTTACATCTTTGTATGCCGATGATGGCCGCCCTTCAGGTTTTGAGTGGGTTGCAAATACTCGCGTAACAGTTACAACAGATGCTATGGGTTATGAAGTTGCGTATTACGCAGTTGATGGCAAGCAAGTACCAATGTCCGGTATTGGCAGTTTAGT